AGGTTGATACATCTGGTGGTATATCGAGATTTAATACCAGTGAAGAAAGTTCTTTTATATCAGTAGACCCTAGAGGTGATTTGTATTTTGGAACAGGCGGTACTGGTGCAAATCCAAGTACAAGAATACACATTGATAGTGCTGGAGTTGTAGAATTAAGTAGTGGTCAATTAAAATTCCCAGCATCTCAAAATGCAAGTTCAGATGCAAACACTCTTGATGATTACGAAGAAGGCACTTGGACACCAACTTTTGTTAGTGCAAGTGGACACGCTCCAACCATTACTGCAACTCTTGTAAATGATTGGACAAAAATAGGAAATGTAGTGACTGTATCGTGCTATATTACTTTTGGTAATGATGGAGGCGGAACAGACCAAGTTCAAATTTCAGGATTGCCTTATGCTTTATCAGCAAATGTATATTTTGTTGCTCCAGCATCTGTTAGAAGAACAAATTTTACAAGTAACATAGGAATTGACCAATATGCTTTAGCAGTTACTAATACAGATGACATAGCATTTTATTATACAGATACAAATGGAGATAGAGAAGAATTGACCTATAGCGATATAGATACAGCAAGTAACAATATTATGCTAACATTTACATATTTAGATATTTAATTGGATAATTAATTGGAACTAACAAGGAGTAAATAATGGCTTTAACAAAAGTAGAAAAAGATGATTACGAAGTAAGAGGTGAGTACAAGTTCATACAAGTACGCACCAAGACTTCAATAATGGAAGATGGTGAGGAAATATCTTTTAAATATCATAGAAGAGTATTAACACCAGATGCAGATGTAAGTGGTGAATCTGCTGAAATACAAGCATTAGCTGGTGCATTATGGACAGATGAATTGAAGTCTGCTTATGCAGATAGTATTGCTGAACCAGAAGAAGAATCTGGAGAATAATTAACTAAACAAGGAGTCAATAATGGCTAAAAAAGAAAATCAATCGCCTAAACTTGTTCTTAATGATGTTGAGTATGATGTCAATAAGGACTTAAATGATGAGCAAAAACAGATGTATTTACATCTTGAGAACATAGAATCAAAGATAAATAGCAATAACTTTATTCAACAGCAACTTGCAGTAAATAAAGATGCTTTTATTAGACTGTTAGAAGAGTCTCTTGCGAAGTCTAGTGAGGAGTCTGAAGAAGAATAATGATTGTTAGATGTGCCTATGACCATGATGTAGTAATTCATTTTAATAATAAAAAAGGGATGACTAAAAAAGTGAAGTTGGCTGATGGAACTTTTACTACATTAACATATCCAAGTAGTAAGAACTACTTTCTTAGAAATGGTGAGAACATTATTAAAAAAAGTGACTCATTCAAAACCATTGAAGAAGCGTATGTGAAGGAGTGTGCAAACTTAAAAGACTCTGATGGTCATGGTCGCATTGATATTGTAAAGCATAAAATAGTAGATCACAAAGTAGTTGAAAGATGAAAAGCCCACTAAATAAACTGGTACAATGGCAACTAAAAACAGGGCAACTTGATGGATGGACTTCATACCATATTGCCGCTGGTGCATTTCTTTGTAAAATATTCCAGTGGTGTGGATGGTCTGATTTGTGGTGTGTTTTAGGTGTGCTTATAGTTGGGATAGCTTGGGAAATATTTGAGTGGTATATAGAGGATTACAAGCCTTATGTGACCAAAGAAAGATGGGCTTATAACACAATGGCTGATATAGTTGTTGAAACAGGCATAGCATGGTGGATGGTATTATGAAGATAGAATATGAAGTGGATTATGAGATTAGCACAAGTTATAATATTAGTGTTAATTATGTTTTTATTAGTAGGGTGTGATTCTGGCTGGTCTGTATGTGGCTGGGAAGTTAAATGAAACAACCATTGAATGATGAATTGCAAATTCACATATCAGTTAAGTGGATGGTTCAAATACTTATTATGGTGTTTACACTTACAGGGGCATGGTTTACAATAAATGCAAATATCAATGACAACACAAAAGAAATAGAAAACATAAAAGAAGCTTTAATTGAGTTTGAAGAAAATCTTGATGAAAGAATAAAACCATTGGAAGCAGAAAGAGAACAAAGATTAACAGAGATGAATAAAAGTTTATTAGACAAAGTATTAAGGAAGGGTGATTGATGGATATAGCACAAATGATAGAATTGTATGGTCAATTAGGCGCTATGGGAATAATGACTCTTGGATTTTTATATTTATTAAATAACCTAGTAGTATCACAAAAAGATCAATCTGAAGATTTAGATGTTATCAAGCAAGATATTTCAAAAATGCAAACAGAAATTAATTCATGTTATTCCATATCTGTTAAACTTATTGATTCAATAAATCAATTTAAAACTTCTTCAAATGATAAAATGGATAGAAGGCATGAATCATTAATGAAAGAAGTTGATGATTTAAGTGATAAGATAAGTTATATGTCTGGAAGATTAAATGGGTCAATTAAAAATTGATGGCTAAAGATCCTAGATTAAAAAGGTTTGGTTTGTCTGGATATAACAAACCCAAAAGAACACCAAGACATAAAACAAAGTCTCATGTGGTACTTGCAAGATACAAGCAAGGTAGTAGAACTGTAACTAAGTTAATTAGGTTTGGTCAGCAAGGGGTTAGAACCAATCAAACAGTTGCACAAAGAAGAGCATTTAAGGCCCGTCACAGAAAGAACATTGCAAAGGGTAAAAGCTCAGCGGCATGGTGGGCAAATAAGGTTAAATGGTCACCTAGTAAGACTAGGAGAAAATAACATGGATTATGAAAGCATAGATGAATATAGAAGTAGTGTCAAAGAAAGATTGGCAAGAATAGAATCTATCTTGCAAAGAGAATTGCCAGATATAAAAGAACAACTTAAAATATCTAATGGAAGAACAAGGTCACTTGAGAACTGGAGAAACTACATTCTAGGTGGTATGGCTATATTAATTTTTTTATTCACTAATCTAAAATAGGAAAAACCATGAATATAAAATCAATAGTATTAGGAGAAATAACAAAGCAAGTTGAAGCATCTATTCCAGAACTTCAAAAAAGTTTAGAAGCTTTAGTTATTGATAAAATCCAATCAAAAGAGTTTGAAGAAGAGTGGGCAACTGCAATTAATAAAAAAATAAATTTACCACTGATGAATGAAGCACAAGAGCAAGAGTTCTTTGAAAATGTTATAGATAAAGGAACTGACATTGTTGCTGGTATTATGTCAAAGCTTTTGAAAGGTAAGTAATGATTGACTCAATGCAAATGCTAACAGTCATTAAGGATACTCTTGAAAAGATGGGTTCTAAGTATGCTAGTCAAGATGCACAAATGCTTGTTTATAGAACTGGTTTGGTTGAATCTAAATATAAGTACATTATGCAGAAAGGTGGTTCAAACATAGCCAGAGGCTTTTGGCAATGTGAACCGTGGGTAATGGTTTCTTTGTGCAATGACTACTTGCAGTATAGAAAAGACCTTTTAAAAAAGGTTGCTGAAATATGTTATCTTGATTGGAGTTTTTTTACTGCACCTGATGAGGATAAATGGAGAGATATACTTACAACTAATCTTATTGCTGGGATTGTTGCCTGTCGTCTTCATTATTGGAGAGTGCCACACCCTATGCCTAAAACACTTGATGAACAAGCTGAATATTGGAAACGCTGGTACAATACTTCAAAAGGTGCTGGAACTGAAGAACACTTCAAAGAAATAGTGATGAAATATGGATAGCAATATTGTTCAAGATGCAGATGGGAATATTGTTGGATGTAGATATTGTGGTAGTAGAAGTATTAGAAAGTTTGGGTTTTTGTATAGGGCAAAAAGCAAAAAACAACAATGGATGTGTAACAATTGTGGTAAAAGGTCAGTAAATCCAAAGATATTAAAAGAAGCAGAATTTGTAAAACAAATAACTGATCCTGATTACATACCTATTGAAGAACTTATTGAACATAGGAAAAGAAAATACTCAGTAAAAGTAAAAGGCAAAGAATCTAGACAATTAATTAATCTTGATATAAAAACCAAAGGGGCAATAGGTATTTGTCATTTTGGTGATCCACATATAGATGATGATGGAACAAACATTGCTGATGTCTATGCCTTATGTGATTTAATTAATAAAACAGATGGAATGTTTGCTGGGAACTTAGGTGATGTGCAAAATAATTGGATTGGTAGATTGTCTTTTTTGTATGGCCAACAATCAACAACAGCTAAGGAATCATGGAGACTTACAGAACACTTTGTTAATAGTGTTAATTGGCTGTATTTGATAGCTGGAAACCATGATGTCTGGTCAGGTGATGGTGACCCCTTAGATTTTATAATGAGGGATCACAAGGGTGTTTATGAGAAATGGGGTGCTAGATTGAATCTTAGGTTTCCTAATGGTAAAGAAATTAGAATCAATGCTAGGCATACTTTCAAAGGTAATTCAATGTGGAATACAGCACATGGGGTAGCTAAAGCGGCTCAAATGGGATGGAAAGACCACATTCTAACTTGTGGTCATACTCATGTAAGTGGGTATCAGGTTTTAAAAGACCCAGCATCAGGGTTAATTTCTCATGCCTTGCAAGTTGCAAGTTTCAAGATTTTAGATAATTATGCTGATAAGTTAGGATTAGATGACAAAAACATCTTTAATGCACCAGTTACAATCATTGATCCACAATATGAGGATGATGATAATAGGCTTATTACAACCATATTTAATGCCTATGAGGGTGCAGAGTACCTAAAATGGAAAAGATCAAAGAAATAAGGACTAAAGAAGAAAACATAAATGCTTTTGATGTGATTATGAGGTGTAAAGAATTAGCAAGGCAAATTGATTTATCAAACATTATTTTAGATAACACAAGTATTGATGAGAAAGAAATGCTAATAAATATTATAGAAGGAATTAGAAGCCTTGAATTAGAAATTATTGGATTTGAACCATTCAAGCCAGAGGCACAAGCATGAGTACATATCAACCAGTTTATTGTAATACCACTAGCGACCTTACCTACATTGAGCCATATTTAGGGGAATACGACCACAAAAGGGTACTAGCCAGTAATTGGATAGCCTCAGGAACTTCCCATCTATTTTACCTATATAATACAGGGGATTGCAGTGGTCAGGTTTATAAGGATGGTAAAGAATTAACTGCAACATCTAGCCAACCGAGTTCAGATGATGAATATAGATACACTGCTTCAACAGATTTGCTAGAATATTATTTTCAAGGAACAAGCATCAATACACTGAATAGTAGTGTGTTTGAGGCATCCAGAGACTGGAGTGATTTAAAGACTGAGGCAGTCAAACGTGCCAGTGACTTTGTTAGAAGTTACCTCCCCTTTCCCATATACCCTAACAAGGGAGTTGGCACTGCGGATGCTGTTGGTAATGACTATCCAGAAATTATTGTGAGATCAACAGCCATTATGGCAGTAGAAAGTCTAGTAAGGCCACATGATTTTGAGAAAGCAGACCAGATAAAATCACAGGCAATGAATGATGAGGAAACAGGCTTTCTTGATAGGTTAAGGAAGGGTGAGATAACACTATATCAACACGAAGATGAAAACAAGTACAGGGGTATACTGAGACCTGTGTCTGTTGATAGTAGTACAACTGGAGGTATTGTAGATATAAGAGGCAGATCAACATATCCGTGGGATTTGATTAAGATAATAATTAGTAATGGTGGAACATTTACTGCTGGAACAGCTAACACGACCGTGAAATTCAATACTTTTATAGGTAATGAAAATGGATTAAAGCTAGAACAGATGGCCAATGATGAGATAATTGATGGTTACTGGCAGTTGGTTGGGCATGATATGTATGTCAGGTTCAGTCCCGGATTATATACTACAAACGACGAGTGGGAACTTGAAGTCTCAGGTGAAATTGACCAGAGACTTTCTGCTATTAAAACAGTAAGAACCAGTAGATACTAATGCCAGTAGATTTTACAAATGTATTTTATGACAACATTATGGAAAGCTTGGCAACAGTTATTAATGGTGAATTTGATACAATGGTACATTATGATGAGCATAGGGGTAATCAATCATTCTTACTTACTCCTACATCAGATGAATTTGTTACTTTTCTTTCAACTGGTCAGCAAAGGGAATACAATGTTGAAATATCCTATCAATTAAAAATTGGTGGCCAGTATAATAAGCTTAATATGAAACAAGTTGCATTGGTTATGGAAAGATTAAAAAAGCTTATTTATGAAAATAAAATTTATAATAATGGCTCAATATGGTTTGATGCTCATATTACAACTATAGAATATGAAAGAGATGAAGATGATGATTCACTTTTGAGGGGGGTAGCTAATTTTAATTGCAATAGCATAGAGGTCATAACATGAAGATAAAAGGCATGATTAAAAAATTACATAGATTAAACCCCAATGGTGTTTTATGTGATGCTGGTACACTTGACAAGCTCAAAGAAGGTGAAGCAGTAAGTGTATCTGAAAAAGAAGGTCAGCAACTCATTAATATGGGATTAGCTGAACAAATTAAACAAAAGAAAACAAAGGAGGCTAAGAATGGCTGACACAAGAGTTCTCCCTGTAAGTAATGTTAAATATGGCTTAAAAGCTGAAACATCTTTTGGGGTAGGTCTGGATAGTGATGGGAATGATGGCACTGCATATTTTACTCAACCAGTAGTACAGGCACAAAAACCAACATTCAACATTTCAAGAGAATCAAGATTATTAAGTGGTAGAGGAAGTATTAAAAATGCCGCTGATACAATTACCAATTTAAGAGGTGGTACAGTTACTATGCCTTTTGAAATGGTAGCAACACCAAGAACATTGGCTCAACATTTATTATTAGTTGGTCAAGAATCTGGATATAATACAGGAGTACATGAAACTGAGTTTGATGGCTCTAGCAATTCTGATTCAATAGGTGGTACAATCACAAGTGGTATGCCACATAGTTGTAATCTTGCCTACTATCCAGCCGCTGGTGAAGGTATTAAGGTTTGTGGTGTGGTTGCTTCAGACTTAACAATCGCTGGTGATGTAGGAGCGAATAATGGCTTGATTTCTATTAGTGGTAATTACTTCAGTGGATTCAGTAATCCAGTAAGTACATCAACAGTATTAGAGCAAACCTTTGATGGTACTTGGGCTGATGCAGAAACAACCTATTTCAATATGATGGATGCAGATACAAGAACACTAGATATTGAAGGTAATGCAACTCAAACATTTATTATGAAATCTTTTTCTTTCAATATTGCAAATGGTATTAATAGAGTTGGATTTGATACCAATGGAAATGCTGAGGTCTATGTATTTCCTGAGTATGCAATTACAGGAAGCTTAATGATTAAGTATGATGATGAGTTTGATTATGGTGCAGACAATAATATCATTCAGGATTTTCTTGATGGTGATACTATGAGCCTAGCAATTAAGATAGGTGATGGCACAGTAAGTTCTGAAGGTGAATTAAACATTCTAGCAGAAATTCAATATGCTGGTGATCCAGCACAGGATTTAAGTGAAAATGGTGTATTTCATTCATTAGAGTTTGAGTGTGTTCAAAATGGAAGCACTGAAGCACTTAAAATATCAACCTATAAAAATGAGGCTCCAAGCGCATTTTAAATAGTAAAAGGGAGAAACTATGATAGTAGAAACACCACATGGTGAATTTGAGGTTAATGACATAACTAGAAAGCAAAGAAGAAAACATTATGGTAAAGTTAAAATGGTCTTTGCAATTGATGATGAAGATATTACAAAAATAGATAAGCTACATTCTTTAGCTGATGAGTTTACTTTACTTGCTTTTGGCAGTGAAGAAGAAGCTGAAAAGAAGCTAGATGGCTTAACTGTTGCTGAAGAAGATGAGGTCTTAACTGCAATCATAGTTGCATACATGGGTATGCAAATGGGAAACGATACTGGCGACTGAGGTGTGCAGTCTGGTTTACTCAATTAGGTTTTCCAGATAAGCAATATACCTATCCATATATTGCCCAGTCGCCTGTAACTGGTAAGAGAATACATTTTAATGATGTAAAGGATGTAGAAAGAGAAGTTGAAAATGTCTTATCTCAAGAAGGAACTAAAAAGTTTGGAGTTGGTCAAACTCTTTATTATGAAATGCCTTTTTTCTCAAATCCCATTAATCATATTAGTCAATGGTGCTGGGATATGTTAGAAGATTATAAAGTAGCAACCACATATAATGTTCCAATAGGAAGAGATTTAGATTCAATTTCAGTATTTAGAATAGACTGCTTTGCTATTATAGATGAAGAAATAGCAAATGTAAATAGACACAAGGCTGACAAAAATGGCTAAGAATCTTATATTAAAAATAAGTGAGAAAGGTGCAAAGAAAACAACAACTGCATTAAAAAATGTAGGAAGTGCAGTTGGTAGTATAGGTGTTAAAGCTGGAATTGCAACTGCTGGATTAGCAACACTTTCTGCAAAATTAGCTGGTGATTTTCAACAAAGCCTTTTAGAAGTTAGTACACTAACTGGAGATTTCAGTGATGTAGCACTTAAAAAAATGAGTAGAGAATTAAGGCAAGTTGCTAGTAGTTCAGGTCTTGCTCTTGATTCAATAAGTAAAGCTAAATATGACATTGTTTCTGCTGGTTTTTCAGGAGCCGCTGAATCAGCAGAGATTTTAAGAGTTTCTACTGATTTGGCAGTAGGTGGTGTAACAAGTGCCGCTGAAGCCGCTGACCTTCTTACAACATCCATTAATGCTATGGGTTTAGACTTTAATGATGCAAGAAGTGTTGCAGATGATTTATTTACAACAGTACAGCTTGGTAAGACAACAATAGGTGAATTATCAGCAAGTTTTGGTCAAGTCTTACCATTTGCAAAAGCAGTAGGATTAGATTTAGCTGGGGTTGGTTCAGCAATGGCCACACTTACAGCTTCAGGTATATCAACAGCACAAGCATCTACATCATTAAGGTCTGCTCTTCAAGCCCTTCAAAGTCCTACAGAATCATCTAAAAACTTGATGAGAGATTTAGGTATTGAAGTTAAAAGATTTGAAGATGGAAGTGTTGATTTAACCAGTACAATAAAACAGTTTCAAGGGCTAGACCCAGATACAATGAGAAGGTTAATTCCTAGTGTAGAAGCATCCCTAGCAATTCAAACACTTTCACAGAACTTTGATAAACTAGCTGGTAATGTAGAAACCTTTGCTATAAGAACTGAAAGTTCATCTAAAAAAGCATTTGAGCAAATGTCTAAGGGCTTTAATACTCAGTTTGCAAAGTTAAAAAATAATGTTCAAAGCATTATGATTACTATTGGTGATGTAGTTATTGAACAAGTACAGCCTTTTGTAGAAGATGCAAATAAAGAACTTTCAGAGCTTGGTAATATAGGCTTTGATCACATGGCAAAAGTAATAGGTGAAAATTTTAGTGTAGTTCTTGAAGCTTTAAATGTTACAATTTCTTTATTTATAGACTCACTTCAAAACAGAGTAACACTTGCTGGGATGTTTATTAAGAAAGAATTAGCAAGTTTATTACCTGATTTTATCAGTGGCTCTGAAGATTTGCAAAAAGAGTATGATGCTATGGCTGAAAAAATAAGTAAAAGAAATGCTGATAATTTTGATATGGTTGCAAATCAATTAGCATTTACTTTTGACTTTATAAAAGAAAAAGCAAAAGAATCTTCTGAAGCTGAAATAGCAGAAATGGAAAAATCTAATGAAGCCAAGGCAGAATTAAGAACTGCTGATAATGAAAATTTACTAGAAAATTTAGAAGCTAAAGCTGAAATAGAAGATGCAGACACTGAAAGAACCTTAGAAAGATTAACTGTTGAAGGATTAGCAAGACAACAGCATTTTGCAAAGTTAGAAGAACAGACAAAGAAACTTATTCAACTTGGAGTAGATGAGACAAAAGCTAAGAAACATGAAACAAAATTAAAGACTCAGTATATGGCTCAAGAATTAGCTGGTAGAGTAAACCAAGCATCTAGCTTTTTAGATTTAGCTGTACAAGCATCTGCAACTAATAAAAAACAAGCATTACTGACTAGGGATTTATCTTATGCTTCAGCAGTGGTAAAAGCTATAGAAGCCGCTAATAAAACATTTGCTCAGTTTGGTGGTTGGCCAACTGGTGTTGTTCCCGCTGGTATTGCCTTGAGTCTTGGTATGACACAAGCAAATGCAATTAAAAGCCAAAAGTTTGCATCTGGTGGTATAGTTCAAGGTATAGATACTGGTCAAGGTGATACAGTACCAGCTCTGCTTACACCGGGAGAGTTGGTTTTAAATCAAGCCCAGCAAGAAAATGTAGCTAATGCAATGGGTGGTGTTACTATAAACTTCACTGGCCCGATCACTAATGATGATTATGTCAGGGATTTTATTATCCCTGAGATTGATAAAGTAGTTAGAAGCAATCTTGCCTAATGGCACTCACACTTCCAGATAGTTTTAAAAGACATTCCATTAAACAAAACTGGTTGTTTCAATTATACTATGACAATGAGTCTGCTTTTACTGGTCTTGCTTTTTATGATACAACTGTAAGCAGTCAATTTTATTATGGCTCAGTATTAAACAAACCAAATATTAGAGAGTCAATTAATTTAGAAAGATCAAAAGCAAGTACAGGCAATATTTCTATTTCAGTGGCAAATCTTAACTTAGATGGCCGTGATCTTAGTGCAGTCTTATATGGTTCTAATAAATATATAAATCGTCTTGTAAAGGTATATATACAGCCAAATGATGCCACTACTATAGGTGATTGTCTTTTAATATATACTGGCAGACTTGTTTCAGCATCACATGATATAGATTCTGTTAAATTAAGTATTGAAGCAAGAAGGCCGTGGGATGGTGTAGAGATACCTCAAGTAAAAACCAGTAAAAATAATTATTTCCCTATAGCTTATGGGGATTACACACCTAATGCAAAAACAGTAAATGTTAGCACATCTTCAGATGATGATGATTTTAGAAATAGAAAAACACTCTATCCTGTACCAATAGAAGAAAGAAGGGGTGACACAATATTTGCATTGAGTGGAATAAGGAATACAATAGGAAATGCTTGGCCACATTATTATGACAAAGCAATAGACAAGTTTATTCCATTATCTATAGATGGTGCTGATTATAATACAGTAGATGAAGCAAATGAAGTTTATGGTGATGGATATGCAGTAAAGTTTCATCAGTCTATGATGAGAAAAGTTCTTACTAAATTAAGTGAAAGGGTCTCTAGTGATAGTGGTTGGCAACAAAATAACAACGCTTTTGATGGTGCTTTAGTAGATACAAGCACATCTACAACTTTTACTTATGATGCTGACTTTGTTGATGCTAGAAGCAGAAGAATTAAATTCAAAATGCCACAATTACAGGGATTTCCTAGCCTATTGCAGTTTCATTATTTTATCAGTGGTACTGGTTCAATTAGTTTAGTCTCAGGTTCTTCAGGGGAAATAAGGGTGAGGTTGATAGATAAAACATTTAATACAAATGAAGAACTTGGATATTTACAATTTTTACAATCAAGTGGGGCAAGTACAACAACAACATTAAGAGAGTCTCCGGGAAATTTGGACATAAGCAGTGTTGCAAAATTATCATCACAAGTAGACAGGGATACAAATTTTCTTGCAGATAGTAGTGGGTGGGGAGCTGAATTTGATTTAGAGGTTTTACAAACTAGGCAATCTGGGGATTTTGATGGTCAATTAGATATTACATTTAACTTGTTTGATGTGGTTATAGAAACTGTTAATCAACTTGACTTTAGCAATACAACTAATGGTGGCACAAAAGCAGATGCTTATAAGTTTCTTGATGACCTTGAATATGTTTATATTGGTGCAAATGGACTTAAAGATAATGGATGGAACAGTGACTCAGCAATTACTGAAATACATGAAGCTCATAGGGATTTACTACATAGATTTACAAGTTATGATAATTCAAACACTCCTGATAATTATTCTGCTCTAAACTCTGATAAAGATTGGAAAATAAGGTATTGGAGAAATGAGCCTCAAGATTTGCTTTCTGTTTTAGAAAAACTGCAATTTGAAGGTGGTTTTATTTTTAGATTTAATGGTCAAGGTAATGGTGAATATGTATATATACCAGACTCTATAAGTACTGACCATACTTTAAATACAGATGATTTGGGTAGTATAAAGATTTCACTTACTCCTATGTCTAAGATAGTAGCAAGAATGGATATAGAATATGAAAAGCACCCAGCTATATCAGGATACATTTCAAAGGTAGAGGCTTCTAATTCTACTGCAATTAGTGATTTAAAAATAGGTGCAAATGAAAATAAGAAAACTGTAAGGCTAGATGCTTATGTAAGCACTCCAGCATCTTCACCAGCTACAAATCCAAATGATGACTTTTATACTTATTATAACAACATATCTGGTGAGCAAAAATTAATTGTAAAAGCAGATGTGGTTTCTCCTGAATATTATGGAATAGATGTTGGTGATTTTGTTGCATTTAACACAATGCCCATAAATCCTTTTAGTGATAGTTGGAGTGGTAAAGATTTTATTGTCACAAGTGTATCTAGGCAAGTTGGTAAATTAAAATGTGAATTTAGGGAAGTATAATGGCAAAGACTTTTTATTATGATAGTGAAGGGTTGTTAGAAGCAACAATTAATGATGGTACATTTTCTGGATCAAGTTGGAGTGATTCTGCAAGTATGACAAATGAAGGTAGATTAATAGATCAATCTATTGCAACAGCAGTTTCAGATTTCAATAATGCTGATGCTTTAAAAATTACATTTTCATCTGCTAAAAGTGTTGATTTCTTAGCTGTATATTTTTCTGCAACAGAAACAGATAATCTGTCATTATATAAAGAAGATACACCAAATAATTATGTTGCTGTAAAAGATTTTAATACTACATTTTCTGCTGGTTGGAATGTTGGTGAATTTGTTTCTGCTTCTGCTACAAATTATCATTTAGCATCTACCAGTGGGGATATTGCAAACCTAACAGAATTTATTATTGGAAGTAAGTTAGAGTTTGAATTTAATCCAGATGTAGGAATTGGTGAAGTGAATGAATTTGGCACAACTATTAATAAAAGTATAGGTGGTGTTGAGTATGCTATTTTAAACCATGAAACTAAAAATAGCATCAGCTTGTCATTTAGTAGTATTA